ATTGAAAATGTCATCAAAAAGGCAGAAGATATTCTTGGGCAACCATTGGCCGAGATTAACGTTCCTGACCAGCCCGACATCGTAAAAAAATTGCTGAAACTTAAACCGCCCGCGCCAAAGGGCGAGCCTGTTCGCGGGTTGCGTTTTGAAGCTACGCCTGCTGCACCTGCTGAACGCGCGGCCATAACTTTGGAAGAAACGGACGCGCTTCGCAAAGCTATCAACAAGGACATCGCCAGCGCGGATGTTGCCAATGCCAGCCCGGCGCAGGCGACAAAATTGCGCGAACTGCGGCAATTGCATGAGGCTATAGACGACGCCGTGGGCAGCAGCACCACGTTGCCAGATGAGGCAAAGACCGCCTACGCGAAAGCCGTTGAGCTGTACCGCACCGAATACGCGCCGCGCTTCAAAGAGGGTGTGAACGCGCAGGTGACGGCTAAGGGCGCGTGGAGCGAAGACAAGATCCGCGCCGAAGATGTCATTAAGAAATACTTCACGCCTGGCGGCGCGACCGAAGCCAAACAGTTTGTGAATCTGTTTGGCGGCAATGCTGACGCCGTTAAAATTGCGCGATCCGGTATCGAAGATTTGTACCGTCAAAAAGTGACGGACGCGGCAGGTATTGTTGACTCCGGCAAACATGCCGCGTTCGTAAAAGAATTTGCGCGCCCGCTGGCTATCCTTGATGACGCCGGGATGGGCTTGAAAGCCAAATTCGCGCAGATCGGCGACGACGCAAAGCGGCTGGAAGAAGTACAAAAACTTGCAACAGCCAGCGGCAACAAGCTAGCCCCGCCGCTACCGCCGGGCGCTAACGCTCTTGCGGTACAAAAGCGCATTGACGAACTGACCAGCAAACTGAACCCCGCACAGTTGACCGCCGTCAATGCGGTACGTGACGATCTTGCCCGCGCGGCGGAATATCAACGCCTTGCGGCAGCGGGTGCCGGTGGTAAACAGGATCTTGTATCCGGCGCGGCTGAAATTCCTGGCGCAGGCATGGCTGCGGCGGCTGTTGCAGGCAAAGGAAAAATGGCTGCATCTACCGTTGGATACATATTTAAAAAACTGACCGGCGCGATGGATGACAAACTTGCGCTTGAACTGGCGCGCGAATTGTCCAATCCTGTGTTGGCCGAACAAACAGTTGCCAAGGCGTTACAGACACAGGCCGCGCGCGAAACGCGGAACGCTCTGTTCAGCCGATACGGCGCGCGTCCTGCCGGTATCGCCGCATCTCAAATGCTTTCTAGCCCAAATGCGGAGCGGTGATGGACACGCAGACACTGATGAACATCGCGTCCACGGTCGCCATCGCCATTGGCGGCTGGTTCGCGCGTGAGGTTTGGGGCGCCGTCAAGGAACTGAGATCAGATCTTCATCAACTGGAGGTAGACCTACCCAAGAGCTACGTCAGCCGGTTCGACTTGGACAAGCGCATGGATCACATCGAAGACATGTTCAAGCGTATCTATGACAAACTGGACGCGAAGGCGGACAAATAGTGGACCCACTTACACTCCTAGCCGCAGCCAAGGCCAGCTACGAGGCCATCAAGGCGGGCATTGCCGTGGGCAAGGAGCTACAGTCGATGGCGTCCGACATGGGCTCGCTGTTCGACAGCGTAGCCGCCATCACGCGAACCGCTGCCGATCCCAAGGGTAGCCTGATGAGCGGCAAGTCCGCGCAACAGATCGCGATGGAAGCCTACGCCGCCAAAGCTGAAGCTGACCAAATGATGGAAGACCTGAAGAACCATTTCATCGGCGAGTTTGGTATCGCCGCCTGGGACCAGGTGCTGTCAGCCACCACGCAGATCAAGAAGGATCAGAAGGCGGCGGCGGTTCAAGCCGCAAAGGATCAAGAAGAAATGATGCATGGCGTCATGGTTTGGGGAGCAGCATTTCTTGCGGTCGTTCTGGTTGTGGTTTGCCTTGTTCTTGTCACCATTGGTTTGGTCCACCGATAGGAGTTACGCCATGCATATGAGCCAAGGTGGGTTGGATAACTTGCTCAAAAAGTTTGAAGGCTGCAAGCTGAAGGCGTACCGTTGCCCCGCCAACGTCTGTACCATTGGCTACGGCCACACGTCGGCTGCGGGGGCTCCCGAAGTGCGCGACGGCATGATTATCACGCAGGCGGATGCTGACGAGATCCTGAAGCGCGACATCGTCAAATACGAAATCGCCGTGATGGATTTGGTCAAGGTCAAACTGACCCAGAACCAGTTCGATGTTCTCGTGGACTTCGCTTACAACGCGGGCGTTGGCAACCTCAAGTCGTCCACAATGCTCAAGAAGGTCAACGCTGGCGATCTTGACGCGGTGCCCGCCGAATTGATGAAATGGACCAAGGGCGGCGGCAAGGTGCTGCCGGGGCTCGTGCGCCGTCGCCAGGCCGAGGCGGCGTGGTGGAGCGCAGACCAACGTGTGGAAGAGCATGAACACCGCACCGATCCTGATCCAGTTCCTGTACGAACAATGGCGGACAGCAAGCAAGGTAACGCAGCGCTACTCACGGCGGGGCTCGGAAGCGTGGGCGTCGCTAAGGAGGTTGCAGCGCAGGCGAAAGAAGCGTCTGACGTGGCGGATCAATTCGTGGGCCTACTCGGCAACCCAAACTTTGTTGCTATGGCGGCTGTCGTGGGGCTTGGTGCCGCTATCTGGTACTGGCGTAAAAAGAACATGGATCAGCACGGTGTTTAGTCTGCTGTTCACGCCGGTCGGACGTTACGCGGTTATGGCGTTCATCGCCATAGTCGTTTTGAGCGGCGTTTATTTTAAGATTCGCGCCGACGCAATGGCCGAGGTCAAGGCCGCCGCGACGGCGGATGTGCTACGGAGAACGCAAAATGCGGTTGGCGCTTCTGATGCTCTTGATCTGTCCCCTGACCGGGTGCGTGACCCTGACCAGCACCGTCGAGACTAACGCGGCGGTCTGCACCGTCTGGAAAGATGTGTCGTGGTCGTCCAAGGACACCACGGGCACCATCATCGAGGTCAAGCAGAACAACGCCCGCCGCGAAGGCTGGTGCGCTAAGTGAGCGCCGCTACCTTGGGGAACTCCACGTCTCCAAGGATCTCCGTCCGCTCCCGCGCCGCCCGCAGGATCGTGTAGCGTTGGTGCAGGCGGATCAGCACCGTCTGGCGCTGCTCGCCCTTGCGCTCGTCCTCCAGCAGACGGCGGACGGTGTCCTCGTCCAACGTGGGGAGTATCTGGTTAAGCTGACGCCAGTTCATGCCTTCAATTCCTCAAGTGCTATGTCTGAGATCGCCCGCTTGTCCTGAAGCGCGACCCAGATCCGTTCGTCTATTGTTTTATTACAGATCAGCAGATAGCACCAGACATCGTTCGTCTGTCCGCTGCGATGCAGCCGTCCCACCGTCTGTTCGAACAGCTCCAGCGACCACGGCATGGACAGGAAGATGATCTTGCAGCCGCCGAACTGAAGGTTCAGGCCGTGCCCCGCCGACTTGGGGTGGATCAGCAGTAACTCGATCTCGCCCGCGTTCCACCGCTTGATGGCGTTGAAGTCGTCAATTGTCCGCGCCTGCGGATACCGGCGCTTCAGCTCGGCCAGTTCTTCCTTGTAGTTGTAGACGATGATCGTGTTGGCGCGCTGGTTCTCGTTGAGGATTTCCTCGATCAATTCAAACTTGTGCGTCGAAAACCAGATAACTTTTTGTTTCACGTGAAATTTTCCTTTTTCTTCCAACGCTTCCGTCTTGCTGTCGTAGACAAATCCCGACGCCATTTGCTGAAGCTTGTTCGTCACGGCGGCGGCGTTCGCCGCGATGATCGTGTCTGCGCCATATTCCAGCACCAGGTCGCGCTTCATCTTCTCGTAGGGCTTGCGGTCGGGCATATCGCAGCGCATTTCCACAACATGTAGTTGCGGCAGTTTGTCGCTGTATTCGCCTGGGTCCAGCACGAAGGTCGCCGGGCGGATGGCGTCCATGACCTGCTCCAACGCGCCCTTGCGCGGCTGCCAGTCGCCAAAGTCGCGGTTGACGCACACGAAGTACTTCTGGAGGAACGCGCCCTTGGCGCGGCCCAGCAGCGTCTGGTCGATCACCTTGCACTGGCCGAACACGTCTTCAAGCCCGTTGGATGTGAACGAGCCGGTCAGGCCCCACCGGAACGGGATCTTGTCGAGGTGCGCCAGCAACGCCTTGAAACGCTTGCCGCTGGGGTTTTTGAGCCGCGTCAGTTCGTCGAAGACGATGCCGTCGAAACCGGACAGATCCGGCAGCGATTGGATGTTGTCGTAGTTGGTCACCACGATGGACGCGGTGCTGTCAAACGCCGCTTGACGCTGCGCTGGCGTCCCAATAGCGATGGCGATCTCGAAGTCTGGAGCCCACTTCGGTTGCTCGACCGGCCACACGTCCGCGCAGACGCGCTTGGGGGCCAGCACCAGCCACCGCTTGACGTGCCCCTCCGCGATCAGCTCCGTCATGGCCGTCAGCGTGATGGCCGTCTTGCCTGCGCCCACGGGCGCAAGGATCATTGCGCGGTCTCGTTCAAACAGGAAATCGGCGGCTTGTTCTTGGTAAGGTCGTAACGTGAGGCCCATTCGTCCACCCCTTCTTTGGACCAGAGGCAGGCGTATCGCTGCCCCAGCCGCCGCATGTCGGCAGCAAACAATTCTTGAAGCGGCGACAGACGCCCGCTTGTCGTTTTAAGCTCCACGAACCACGTCTCGCCATTGGGCATACACGCGATTCGGTCGGCTACCCCGCGCTGCGTAGGCGACTTGAACTTGTACGTAAGCCCTTGCCGCAGCATAACGGCCCACACGAAATATCGTTCGATCTCGCTCTCTCTCATAAAAAATTCTATTGCATGTTCGTAAAGGAAAGTCTAGTGTCTGATTCGTCAACAATCCACTGAGGTAATCTAATGGCTCAACATTCCACAATCGTCGGCGGGTCCACCGCCAAGCGCGTCATCAACTGTCCTGGCTCCGTGGCGCTCGTCGCCAAGATGCCACCCAAGCCTTCCAGCGTCTACGCCGACACCGGCACCTTGCTCCACAACGTCATCGCTGACGTGCTGGACGGCAAGGCCACGCCGCAGGACTTCCTTGGCGCGGTTCACGCTGACGTGACGCTTGATCAGGATCTGATCGACCGCAAGCTGCTGCCCGCGTTGGCGGCGTTGAACGAGATCGACCCCGACAAGCAAATGGAATACGAGACCGAGGTCATCGTCGGGTTTGGCGATCTGCTGCCCGACGTGTTCGGGTCCGCCGACATCGTCGGTCGCATTGGCGACACGGCGTACATTGTCGATTGGAAGTTTGGCGATGGTGTCGCCGTCGATGTGGAGGAAAATCCACAACTTATGTTCTACGCCGCTGCGGCCATGCGGACGCCTGTCGCGCAGTGGGCGTTCGAAGGTGCGACCAAGGTCGAGCTGGTCATTGTGCAGCCGCCCTACGTCAAGCGTTGGGAAACAACCCCGCGTCGCATCCAACTGTTCGAGAAGGAGCTGATGCAGGCCGTGAAGGTCGCGCAGCGTCCTGACGCGCCGCTGGCGCAGGGCGAGTGGTGCCGCTGGTGCGCCGCCAAGGCCGTGTGCCCCATCATGACCGGCGCTGCGGATCGGGCGCTGGTCTCCGCGCTGAAGGGCGTCGATGTCGCCAGCGTGTCGGACCACCTCAAGATGGCGGATCAGTTGGAAGGCTGGATCAAGGAGGTGCGGGCGCTGGCGATGCAGACGCTGGAGGCTGGCCTGCCGGTGCCCGGCTACAAACTTGTCCCCAAGCGCGCCATGCGCCAGTGGATGGATGAAGGAAAGGCTCTTGACGCCATGTGCGATCTGGGGCTCGATGTAAAGGAATTGACAGAGACGAAGTTGCTGAGTCCTGCACAGGCCGAGAAGGTGTTGAAGAAGCACAAGCTCGCGTTGCCTGCGGATCACGTCGTCGCTGTCTCATCAGGTAACACGTTGGCACCCGAGGATGATCCTCGCCCAGCAGTGTTGCAGATCGGCGCACAACTGTCCGCCGCTCTTGGTAAACTCGTCTAAGGAGAAACAGTAATGTCTAATCTTACAGTGTTCGGTGGTGCTAACCTTCCCTCCGTTTCGTCTCTTGCCTCCAGCTTGCGCTCGATCAGCGCAGGCGTCCCTGACGGCGCGGGTTCTGTCATCATCAAGATGGACAAAACCGGCCATTGGGTGTTCGGCGCGGATCAGACCGAGGTTGAGGACGACTCGACTTGGGCCATCAATCCTTTCAGCTTTGTCCACGGCTTTATTGCGTGGGGTGAAGGTGAGGTGCTTTGCGAGAAGATGGTGCCGGTGTCACAGCCGCTGCCTGAACTTGACGTTGCGCCGCCCGCCGCCAAGCGCGGTTGGGAAGTGCA